AAAGCCGATCTGGTATGACCAGTCGTTGCAGCACATCTGCAGTTCGCCGGTGAAGTTGATAAACAAACCTCGCAGCGGGTGCAGGCACGGCCCTTGGACGGCTACGCCACCGGCGATCAGCCCTCCGCGATGGTTGAACTGGTGCTTGAACCGCACCGGACTGCCTTTGGGGTCGGCAAAGTCCGCTGCGACATTGATCTGAGCGATATCTAGGCCGTCGGGCTTGTAGTAGTCCTCGATGCGTTCGCCATTGTCCAAGCGCGGGTATTTGGCGCGCCGTGCTTCAAAATCTGCTTCGGTGGTGTAGGTGTTGAGCACCAGGTTGTCCAGCTGGCGATACCAGGGCCACCATTTTTCGAGTTTCCAGCCGTTAGTGGTGACCTGGGTCCTGTAGCGCCGCCCTGGCGCCAGCAGGCGTTCGAGAAACTGTACGAAATTAGGGTTATTGGAGCTTTCGCCCCGACCGGCAATGATGATGGTGCCCGTGAAGCGCTCGTCGTCGATCTGCTGCATGGCCTGGTTGAACAGCTCCAGGGTCATGTTTTCGTTGTTGTTTGGGTAGATCTCCGCATTGCCGCGGGGGCAGAACGCGCAGGTGCGGTTGCACAGGTCTGTGATATTGAAATCGATCTGATTAATCAGCTCTGTGTTCATTGCCGTCTGGCCTCATTCAGCATTGTGGCAACGGCACCCCACCAGACTGGGTGTACGCGAATCGGTACGTTTATCGGCGCCGAGTGGGTTTTTTTGCGGTTTTTGCACTCGCTCTGAAGGCTTTTGCCGTGGGGGCGCCTTTCGTGCCTGGTTTCCGCATTTTTTCTGGCGTCTTACCGGCCGCTTTCTGCGCCTTAATTCGACGACGTTTTGCTGCGATATTTGCGTATAGGCCTTTACCTGGCATCACTTTCTCCTGGATTTGGTGCCGGCACACTTCCAGCGCTTACGGCTGAGTCTGAGCGGGCTGTTTGGGTTCTTGGCTGCTTTCGGGTGTTTTTTCATTTGACCGGCGCTGCGACTGCAATAAGCGTCGCCTTTCTTGCTGGCCGGTTGCACACGGCGCGAACCGTCCTTGGCTCGGCCTGCCTGTCCATAAGAAACACGCTTTCCACTGGCAGTAACTTTTACGCGGGCCTTGCCCTTACGCGGGGTAGCCATTAGCGGGGCGGATAGCTTGGCTTAACGCTCTTTTTGTTCGTTCCGGCCATCATTCGCGCCTTGGCGCCTTGCTTGCTGCCAGAGCGCTTGTTTTTCATTGCAGCCCTGTGTGCTTTATCTGATCCGTACATATGGGTTTTTCTCCGTTTTGCAGGACCAATTTTCTCACATTCTGTCTATATATTTGTCTACGAATAGTAGACAGTGTCCCTTTAATTTGAGAAGATTCTTACATCGAAACACACAGTGAGAACGACGATGGAATTGAAAGTATTAGTAGCCTGTGAAACTAGCGGCACCGTCCGAGACGCATTTTATTGGGCTGGCCACGATGCATGGTCGTGCGACATTCTTCCCGCCGACACCCCCACCAATCGCCACATCCAGGGCGACGTTCGCGATGTGCTTAAAATGGAGTCTTGGGACATGCTGATCATTGCGCACCCGCCGTGCACTCGGTTGTGCAACTCTGGCGTGCGTTGGTTGCACAAGGCACCTCCAGGCCGCACTTTAGAATCTATGTGGGCCGAGTTAGACGAAGGCGCTGCATTGTTTCGCGAGATGATGGACGCCGACGTGCCGTACATCGCTGTTGAAAACCCTGTCATGCATAAGTACGCAAAGCAGCGCATCTGGGGTGAGGGCTGGGAAAAGAAATGCAAAAACGACGGCGATTTTGTTCTGACGTCCGTCCAGCCCTACGAGTTCGCAGAGTCGGTCGATGCTGATGACAACGTGACCAAGCGCACGTGCTTATGGCTCAAAGGCCTGCCGCCACTGCAGAAAACGTCAAACCTGACTCGCGAAACAGCTAGAGACGACATTCACAAAGCGCCGCCATCGAAGGATCGTTGGAAACTGCGCAGCAAGTTCCACAAGGGTTTGGCCCAGGCGATGGCCGATCAATGGGGCGGCTTGTTCGCTCAAATGGAGGCCGCATGAACAAACCCGACCAGCCCTGGCGCGACAAACATCCGCTCGATCTCGACACATCCACGCTGGCGTTGCTTTTAGAGGCCATCGCCGCCGACGCAGAGCGTGCGCCGGACATCAGTCCCAACGGCAAGAACCACAGGTACATATCAGCTGTAGGCCTTGCCGATATACTCCTGGCCGCATCCGACAGGCTTACCGAATCAGCCCGCTAAGCGGGCTTTTTTGTGCGGAATAACCTCTCAGGGCTTTTACCGCAGACAACGGTCTACAATTATGTATGGCAGAAAACCCATATGTAGACTTTGTAAAACGCTACAGAAACGACCCCGTCGGCTTCGTGCGCGGCGTTTTCAAGCAAGAACCAGACCCCTGGCAGGTTGAGTTTCTCGACGCCATAGCATCTGGCGAGCGTAAGGTATCGATCCGATCTGGCCACGGCGTTGGCAAATCAACCGGCGCTGCCTGGGCGATGCTCTGGTATCTGACTACGCGCTACCCCGTGAAAATCGTCGTAACAGCGCCAACTAGCGCGCAGCTTTTCGATGCGCTGTTTGCCGAAGTAAAACGGTGGATCAACGAGGCGCCTGTGGCGATCAAAGAGCTGTATGACGTTAAAAGTGACCGCGTAAGCCTCAAGGCAGCGCCCGCGGAGGCTTTTCTGTCAGTCAGGGTAAGTCGCCCAGAGCAGCCAGAATCTCTGGCTGGCGTGCACTCAGAGAACGTCATGTTGGTCGCCGATGAAGCCTCCGGTATCCCCGAGCAAGTATTTGAGGCCGCTGCCGGATCGATGTCAGGCGATAACGCCTGCACGATTTTACTGGGCAACCCCACCAGGGGCAGCGGCTTCTTTTTTGATACGCACAACACGATGGCCGATCAGTGGTGGACTAGGCGGGTCAGTTGCGTCGATTCGCCTCGCGTCACCGACGAATACGTTAAAGAAATGGCGATGAGGTACGGCGAAGAAAGCAATGCCTTCCGCGTCCGCGTCACCGGCGAGTTCCCGCTGCGCGATGACGACACCGCGATACCCTTAGAACTGGTCGAGGCAGCGCAGCGACGCGACGTGATCATCACCGACGACGAACCAGTCATATGGGGCCTGGATGTGAGCCGATTCGGGTCCGACCGCAGTGCCCTGGCGAAGCGTCGAGGTCGTGAAGTAATCGGCATCCAGACATGGCAGAACCTTGATTTGATGCAGCTGACAGGGGCTGTCGTTGCCGAATACGAATCATTGCTGCCACGCAATCAGCCAGTGCAGATCAACGTGGACAGCATCGGTCTTGGTGGTGGCGTATGCGACAGATTGAGAGAGCTTGGCCTGCCCGCTGTTGGCATCAACTCAAGCGAGAGCCCGTCATCCAAACAGACCTATATTAATCTCCGTGCGGAATTGTGGTTTAAGTGTAAAGCCTGGCTAGAGGCCCGCGACTGCGCTTTGCCTAAAGATGACGATCTTTTAGCAGAGCTCGTAGCGGCCAAATATAAGTTCACGAGCTCCGGCAAGATGCAGCTGGAAAGCAAAGACTCGATGCGCAAGCGCGGTCTGCGCTCACCTGACCTGGCTGATGCTCTCTGCCTGACGTTCGCAAGCGACGCCATCACTATGTCTGGCAACAGCCGGTCTGAGCTCAGTTGGTCAGTTCCTCTCAGACGCGGCCTGGGGCTCGTTTAGTAAAATATAGCCTGTTCACCACCACATATGGGATGGCATGGCTAAAACTGAAGAACAAGGCCGATATCGGCGCGGGTCAGGTGGTTTGCGCGACGCAGCTGCCGACATTGAAAAAATGCTCAAGCCGGTTAAGACGCCAGCCAAGAAAAAGGCCAAGTAATTGGCCAACCCCTTAAAAGTTGCTGGCGGCATTTTGGGCCTGGGCGACAAATCTGCTCGCCTGGCTAGAGCTCGCGAGCAGGGGTTCGACGTAGACACGGTCTACTACCACGGCACCAACGCGGACATTACAGAGTTTGAAGTTCCCGCTACGGGGCTTTTTGCGTCTGGTTCACCTGACGTCGCCTCTTCCTACACTGGTCAAATAGGAGGCATTGGTGATCCACAGCCTGTCGTTTACCCCATCTTTATTAAAAAAGAAGGCTTCGCTCGCGTTGTCCCTTCGACGCCAGGGCAATATTTTGGCGATCTAAAACTTGACGGGATGACTATTGATGGCCACGACGCTCGCAGCTTTCTTCAGTTAGATGCCGACCGAACCTTTACGACCACCGATGAACTTACGAGCGAGCTCTCTGATTTTTACCCTGGCGTTATTATAGAGGGCATTGTTGATGTCGGCCCGAATGTTAAGTCGGGCACGCTGAGAAACCGCATGGATTATCTGGCGGAGCAGGGCTATCCAGCGAATCCTGCGTATGCCCCAATAATGACGCAGCGTGAAGAACTGCGGTCAATGCTAGATAAGTCGTTATACGCAAACGTACCCGACGACCTAAGAAAACAGTCCAAAGAATCGGCTAACGCTGCGCTGTTCGCACCTAATGATGTCGTTGTGGCTTTTGATGACCGTGCGATTCGCTCAATTAACGCCAAGTTCGACCCAAATAAGTCGCGCAAGTCAGACATCCTGGCTAGCGCGCCGCTTGCACTAGCGACTGCGCTTGGTGCGGCAGCGGTTGCCACGCCCGATACGGCAGAGGCCAACATACTGACCGCGAGCCTGTCGCCAGTGCTGCGCGCCTCAATGGACGCGATGTTGCGCGGCGAAGAGTTGCCTAAGCGGCAGATGAACCAGCTGAACAAGTACCTGCAGCAGATAGCAGACGATCAGACGGCTTTTGGCCGACGTGAGCGTATGCGTATGCAGCCTGGTGCCTCCCAGGACATTGATGTCCTGCAGCGCGACATCATCCTCCCAGAAGACCTACAGGGCAGCGCTATGGTGCCCATACAAGGCGATCCGAGCATTGCCGGCGCGAATCTATTGGATGTCGAGGGCATCCCGCTTAGCGCGCCTGTAGGGCTGCAGGGCGGACCTAATTACAGCCTGATGAATTCTGATCTTAACAGTTTGTTGGGTTGGGCATCTGGCCAAGGCGCAGCGCAAAAATTACAGAACCAAATCACTCGCGCAGCTGGGGTAAGTGATGATGTGCGCGGTGTGTATGCCCGAATGGGCGATGAGTCGATGAAGTTCAACACCATGCTAGTCGAAGGCATGGTGCGTCAGATACCGGCACTTGGGATCGCAAAGAAAGACATCAATCGCTTCAACGCTGACATCAGAAAATCCGTGCCGGATTTCGCTGGCGTCGAGACGGAAGAAGGCCTCGCTCAGATGAAAGGGCTAGCCCCCGCAAGTAGAAAGAGCGGTGAGGCTATGTCACCGCCGGACCTGCGCAAGCTAGTCGTTAATCAAATGTCGATGAAAAACGACTACGGTAAGCTGGGATTCCCAAGCTACGACGACACCCTTCGAGCGATCACTGAGCCAGAGTTGCGCGGCGTGCCGCGAGGCGATTCTGGGTTTAGCACCATAAAAGGCTTCCCAGGCGCTAATCTGTTAGACGACGCCATGCACGATACCTATTCGCACGGCGTGCGAGGCATCTACTCTGGTGGCTTAGAAGAAAGCCTACCGCTGCAGGTTATGTTCCCTGATCTTTTTAGGGCAACCGATGACTTGCGAGTGACCGCAAAAAAAAGTTCACGCTTAGGCCAGCCGCTCAACGACACAGAGCGTATGGGCGCTGTGCTGATGGGCGGTGGTGCGCAGAAGGCCGATCAGCAGTGGCTTGACGGCGTCATGACGTACCTGGAAAACAAAAAAGAGCTAGGAAGGGCTGCGGCTATCACGCTTGCGCTGTCATCTGGCAACGCCAACTCGATACCGCCAGAGGATATCGACCTGCAAAGCGAGAAGGATGCTCGTCGTGCGGGCGGTAGAAAGTATCGCCGCGACAACCCGCCAAGCGGACTGCTCGCATCAGAGGCGCAAGGTCAATTCTTACCGCGCGTTGCAGAAGCGGGCCAGGGCATCGCGTCTGGACTGTTGAGCGGCGTGGACACGTTCGTGCAAGGCATGGCCGCGCCAGATCCGCGCGCCGCTATCGCGACGCCGCAGGGCTACGTCGATCAGATGGATGACTTCATCAAAAACCAACAATTACCGCCAACTCAGAACCCTAACTCAATGATGAGCACGCCCGCGATGCGCGGACTGCTAGATCAGCGGTATATGCAAGACGCTGCAGAGAGAGAAAACGTAAGAAGATTTGGCGAAAACATTGGCGGCCTGTTGGCCCCAATCTAGGAAAAATATCATGGCCGAATTATACGACTCCGAAGATTTCATTGAAGAAGACGATGGCATGCCTGCTGAAGATGTGCAGGCTGCTGTTCAGATCGCGATAGAAGACGCGGTCGATTTCATTGACAACACCATCTCACCTATCCGCGCTGAGAGCGCTGAGTATTACAACGGTGAGCCGCTGGGTAACGAAGAGGATGGTCGCAGCACCGCACAGACTCTCGACGTGCGCGACACCGTGCAAGCAATGTTGCCCAGCCTTATGCGCATTTTTGCAGGCTCCGATCATGTCGTGGAGTACGCGCCGTACAGCCCTGAAGACATAGAGGCAGCATCTCAGGCGACTGACTACGTTAATTACATACTCCGCGCCGACCAGGATCAGGGTTTCATAGAACTGATGTACGAGTGCATGAAAGATGCGCTAGTTAAGGGCTCTGGCTTCCTTAAATACTATTACGACGAGTCTGAAAACATACAGACCTATGAGCTCGACAACCTAGACGAGCAAGCGCTAGCAGCGTTGAATAGCGACCCTGATATCGAAGTTGATACGCTTGAAACGGTTCTAACGGACGACGCACCGCAGCCAGTGCACAAGGTGCGCGTCACTCATCGGCGTAAAACCGGCAAGGTCAAAGTTGACTGTGTGCCGCC